GTGGTGGTTGTCGATCCAGACATGCTTGCCTCTTAAGCCGAAGCGCCGGCAAGCGCCGCCGCGAAATTGCCGATTGCCTTAGCGAACGCAGTGTCCTGAGCGACGTTGGCCTGCATGATCTCGCTGTACATAGCCTCGCTCAACCCCGTGGCTTTCATGCCTTGGGTCATCATGTCCTGCGAGATCTTGAACGCCGTGCCCATCGTCTGTTCATTGACCGACTGCTGGGCCTGGGCTTCCATTGTGGACCCCGACAGGCCCAGTTTGTCGTAGGTCGACCGCACGTTGGCCATGCCGGCGTTCTGCTGCTGGTTCACGAGCGCCTGCGCGCCGGGCGGCAGAGGACCGCCCAAGCCGGCGGACATCATCTGCTGCCCTTCCTGGCCGAGTGTGCCGGCAGCCTGCGAGAGCGGCTGGTATCCCTTGGGCATCTGGTTGCCGCGCAGGGCTTCGTAGCCAAGGCCGAGGCCGCCTAAAGCCACACCGGGGGTGAGCCCAAGGGTGCTGAGAAGATCGGTAGGATCGGCCATTGATTAGGCTCCCTTTGTGGACGACCCGGCCAGAGCGCCGGCAAAGTTGCCGATCGCCCCGGAGGTCGCCGCGCCTTGCGCCACGTTGGCGTTCATAATTTGCGTCAGGGCGGCGTTGGCCGCCTGAGCGGCGCTCAAGCCCTGCGACATCAGTTGCTGCATGATGGAGTAGCCCTGGCTGGCCATAGCTTCGTTCACACCGGCCTGGGCCTGCGCTTCCATGCTGGACCCCGAGAGCCCCATTTGCGCGTATTTTGACCGGATCTGTTGCATCGCGGCGTTTTGAGCCTGGTCGAGCTGTGCCTGGGCTTCCGGCGGCAGCGCGTTGTTCAGCGCGCCTTGGGTAAGCTGGTTGGCCTCGGCGGCCAGGGTGTTGGCCTGTTGTTCCAGCTGGGCGTAGCCCTTGGGCATCTGGTTGCCCTTCAGCACGTCGTAGCCCATGCCCAGACCCGCCAGAGCGAGGCCAGGATTGGCTTGAATGGTGCCAAGCGGGTCGCTGAACAGATTCTTAATGCCGCCGGCTCCCGCCGCCCCACTGGCGCCGCCGCTCGCGGCGCCACCGAGACCCGGAGCGGGCGTGTTGATGTTCCCGGTGGCCATTGTTCCGGGCACGGCGGGAGATCCCACCGAGGCCACATCGCCCGCCCCGGCGCCGTTGCCGCCGAACAGGTTGCTAAAGATGTTGCCGCCACTGGGCGTGTCGACCGGCGCGTTGCCCATCGCCGAGACCGGCGCGCCAGACGCCATTTTGCCGAGAGCGTCGAGTTGCGTGTTGGGGCCAATCGTTCCCGACGTGTTGCCGAGAGACGGGACGCCCTGCGTAAGGTCCCCGCTGATGTTCGGAAGGCCGCCCGAGGTAGCGTCGGCGGCAGTTGTGAACGCCTGGGTGGGGTCGTATGTCGGCCCGAGCGCGCTTACCGCGCTCTGCGCGCCCCCAGGAGCCGCGCCGCCAGCGCCGCCCAGGCCTCCCATGCTACCGGCGATGCCGCCGCCCACGCCGCCCGTCAGAGCGCCCGTCAGCGGGTTGTTACCCGTGGCTAGGCTGCCCAGACCGCCGCCCAACGCGCCAGCCACAGCCCCGCCGGCGGTCGATCCTAGCGAACTGCCAAGAAGACCGCCGAGGCCGCCCGTTACCGCGCCGCCGATGAGGCCCGCTTCGGCCCCTTGCAGCGGGTTTTTGCCCATAAGCGCCGATTCTCCGGCGCCCAGGACCGCCCCGCCAATACCGAACTCGGCGGCAGTCCCGAGCGCACCGGCCAAGCCAGTGCCGGCGATGCCCGCGGCTGCCGCCGTCCCACCCGCACCCGCCGCAACGGCTGCGCTGCCGACAGCGCCGGCGATCGCTTCACCAATGGCGGCGATGAAGGTGAAAATAGGCATCAGTCAGCGTCCTTTACGATCAAAACTTCGTCGACCTTGTCAACGTCGGTTTCATCGGTGGCGTGGATGCAGAACCATACAACGTCCGTCAGCGCGTGGACCTCGTGGTTCTGCCCGGCTACGATGTTCAACGCCGCAGGCCCTTTGTGTAGCGTCCGTTTGCCGTCCACACCGAGCATGATCGACCCGGAGGCCAAAATGCTCAGGTGGTCGAAAAGGTGCTTATGGGATACTAGCACATACCCCTCGGGGATTCGCACCTCTTTTGCGTACATGCCGGGGAAGAAGTGGTGCCGGATGCTATCGCTGGGGAACTCGCTAAACGGCCTCATGATTGCGCGTCCGCGTACCACATCTTCTGGTACTGGAGGTTGCCGAACACCGACTTCAGTTCCGCGGTGGGTTGACCGGCGCTGTCGTGGAACCGGAATTTGACGGCCCGGTTCAGCTTCATCCAGCCGTAGAAGTGCTTGTAAAGCTCGATGCCTTCGTTCTTGGCCCCGTTGCGCACGTACAGGAAGATGTTCTGCACGATCGGATCGGCAAACAACGGCTCGTAGACCAGCGTGGACAGACCGACGGCATTGTCGGTGGCCACGAAGCTGTATTGATTGTCCATCGCCCAGGCGCGCATCCAACGCTGGATGACGGGGAGCGGCGGGTTGCCGAAATCCTCCTGAATCATAGGGACGGCCCATCCGGCCAGCCGTTCGATATCCGTCGGGATGACCCGATGGATAGGGACGGCCACGGGGGTGGGGTCCATCGTCACTGACGGCGGCGAGGAGGGCGGCGCGGCGACGGGGAATTTACGGCTCATGTTAATCCTAGCTTGTTGCTGGCTTGCAGGTGTTCCTGCGCATGAAGCCAGATCCAAGAGGCGACTTGGTCCGGCTTGCTGAAATCTACATCCGTCAGGTCATTCCCGGCAATGCCGAGCACTTGGTTGACCTGATTGTGGATTTCTTGGTGCGTTTGCAGCCAGTTCGGCAAAGCGGTTTCGAGAGGGATCGGGTCGAGCACGTAGGAAGACAGGTCAACCCCGTGCTGCGCCAGGATCGCCGCGTTTTGCCGGGTGTGCAGGTCCGCGTTTGAGAACGAGAACTGCTGCATGCCCTTTATGTCGTTGAAGACGTTGTAGAGGTTGGCCAGCATTAGAACGAATACCCACCAATGGCGATGTCGTTGTTCTGCAAAGTGTTGGCGGACTTCCACCAGATCGTCTGCGGGGTCACCAGCGGCAGGTCGGTGAACTGGCCGGCGTTGGCGAACCCATCAAGCGTGACGCCCGCGCTGGCCCCGATCATGTATTGGGCGGCCTGGCCGGTGTTGGAGGCCGCCACAGCCAGTTGCGTGGCCGACAACGACGTGCCGGCCATCGTCCCCCAGGTTGCTGCGGCGCTGTACGGCACGACCGTTGCCAGGCTCAAACTGGCGTAGGTGTTGAGGGCGCTGGCGGCCGCCGACAGCACGATGGTGGGACCGACGTAAACCCGGTTGGCGCGTTGCACGAAGGCCGGCAACTGAGACGACGCGGTGGTCACACCGACCCAGAGCAAGGTCGAGTAGGTGTAGCCGCTGGGCAGGTGGGTGCCGGGGTACAACGTGCTGACGACCGACGACCCGGCGGTGTAGCCAAGGGTCGCCCAGTTGCCGGTGGTCGGGTTGTAGATTGCGTAGATCGCCAACTGCGAGGACGCGGGCATCGACCCCGTGTCCATCCCGTTGGCGCCAGCGATGCCGCCATTGAACACCAGCGACAGGCCCGCGCCTTTGACCGCCAGGCCGCCCAACGTGATTTCGGCCACCAGTTCGTTGGCCGTCCAGGCCGCCGTCAGGACGCTGCCGGCGGACGAGCCCGCCACGCGGCTGCTGGACCCGCCGACCGGGTACACGAAATTGGTCGGCTGGGAGTTGAGGTGGAACCCGCCGGCGCCGGTGTTGAGGGCGCTGTCGTAGATCAGGTAGAGCACGTTGCCGGCGACGATCTCGCCGCCGCTCAGGGCGACCGGCCCGGCGACCGTGTCCTTGTAGACCGTCAAGGCCGACAAAGAGTTCACGGCGACGGTCGTCCCGCCAGTGTTGGTCGCGGCGGCCACGCCGCTGAAGACCGCGTAATTGGCGTAGGACGGTACCGAGGGCGTGTTCAACGCCGTGACCATCGTGATGGCGTTGGTGCCGGAGACGGAGCAGGGGATCGGCGTCAGCGCGCCGAGGGCGCTGAAGTTGTTGTCGAGCTGTTGCCCGGTGGCGGTGGTCAGCGCGGCGAAGGTGGTAGGAAGGGACATAATGGCCTCACACAAGGGACTGGTAGTTCTGCACCACGAGCGTGATGGAGACCACCGTTAAGTCGGGGGCTGAAGTCTGGGCGGTAATGCCGATGAGCGACCCCTGCTGGGAGTTGGCAAACTCTAGCTGGGCGAGCCCGGTGCGGCCCCACACCATCGGCTGGCTGGAGCTGTTGGTCCAGCTGATTGTGCCGCCCGACGTGTTCGTCCACGTCAGGGACAACGACGTGTTATAATAGGGGCTCGTCGTGGGGGTGGTGCCACTGTCGATGGCGATCGAGAACGGCGCCGCCGAGATCTGGTTGTAATTCACGAGGCCGAACACCCGGTTCGTCATCTTTTCGAAGACGTAGCTCGGGAGGTCGTAGAGCTTCGACTGGATCGTCTTGACCAGGGTGGCGGACGGGTTTTGGAACAACGGGAAAATGCTCGTTCCGTCAGTGCCGTAGGCCGTCATTTGCGAGTTGATTTCGTGCGTCGTGACGAACAGCAGGGGTTTTTCCTGGCTGGCCGTCCACCAGTGCTTGCCGTCCCACATCAGCAGCTTGTTGACTTGTAGGCCGGTCACCGGGTCGATGATGGGCAACAGGAGCATGTAGACGTGGATGCCGAAGATCACGGCGACCGCGGCGCTCGGGCTGATCGTGTAGGACGTGTACGGGACGCTGCTATAGAATCCGTCGAGCGCGTCGGAGATTTTGGTGACCGCGCCGCCGTAGGAGATGTGAACGCCGAACGAATTGGCGAACACGATATTGCGCGAGAACACCTGAACGCTGTTGGGCCAGGACGACCCGATTTGCGGGTCGACGTTCTGGTTCGTGAAGGTCGTAGTCGGCGGCGAGCCACTGGTTGACACGCCCGAGATGTAATTCATCGAGCTGTCGGCGATCAGGTAGAGGAACCCGTTCGATTGTTTGACGCCGGTGAAGCCGATTTTCAGGAACGAGTCGGTGGACTGGAACGCGCCGCCGCCATCCGGAGTGCCGAAGTCAGACGGGCTTTCGGGTGCGGTGAACAGCACCTTGGAGCCGTTAATGACCCAGGCATGCTGTTGGTAGGTTTCGACGTCCGAGCCTTGAACCCCGATCGGCATCAAGGCCACCGCAGCGGTCGCAACGGCGTTCAGGGAGTCGTAGATGTATATCGTTGGCGGGTCGGACGACGAGTAGCCTTCGCCGCCTTTAGTGATCGTAAAGCCGGTCACCGAGCCGCTGGACACCGTAGCCTTGATCGAAGCCCCGCTGCCGCCACCGCCGTAGACCGCGACTGCCGTGGTGGAGGTGTAGCCCGTCCCGCCAAAGCCTGGAGCGGAGAGCGTAACCGCCGTGATCACACCGCCGACGACGGTCGCCGTGGCGGTCGCCGTAGTGTTGCCGCCGCCGCCCGCGAACGCGAGGTAGACGTAGTCGATCGGGCTGTAGCCGCTGCCCGGGTTGGACACGTTGATCGTGCTGATCGACCCGTTCTGGAGCGTCGATGTGAACGTCGCGCCCGACCCCGATCCGCCGATAGCGGTGATGGTCAAGGGCGCGGTCATCGCCTCGCTGGCCACGGTCTGGGAGTTATTGACCGTGTAGGTGCCGATGCCCCCGGTGGCACCGCCCGTTTGCGCAGTGATGTACGTGCCGGCGGTTACGCCAGTGCCGCTGATGAACTGGCCGACCTGTATGACGCCAGACGCAACCGCGGTGACTGTCAGCGTGGTAGTGGCAATAGACCCCGTGAACGATACGGAAGAATCGCCGTTGTAGCCGTAGCCCCCGCTGCTGATCGACACGTACGGGCCGATGCCGCCCGCTTTATACAGGGTCGTGCCATCCCACAGAAAATAGCCGTTGGTCTGCTGGGAGACGATGGCGAAATACTGGTTTCCCCACTGGGTCAGGCCGATCGAGGTCGGCGACGGCGACGTGATCGTGCCAGCCGGGGCGATGGTGGTCGCCGCCGATGTGTTTTCGTTGACCGCCACGATGCTGCCGTCCGACAGGAACACTATGCAGTAGGGCACAGTGCCGATGTTCCCGAACCAAAAGAACGCGACCGTTTTGCCGCCGGTGGCGGCGTAGAGGTTCGAACCGATGCCGTAGAGGGTCCGCGCGTTGCTTTTGCCCAGCGGCATGAACCCGTCGCAGATATACATCTGCTGGCTTTCGATGGCCGGACGCGACGGCTTCGTGTTGATGGTTTCGAAACCATCAAACAGGATCTGCATCGGGTTGGCGGGGAAGTTCACCGAATACGATGGACGCCCCGGGAGACCACCGCCCTGGCCTTGGCTCTCAGACATCGTTACGCTCCCGCATCAGTAGCGCCCATAAGGGTTCGTATTGCGGCCCGGTTGCGCAGCGTTACGATACATCGGCATTTTGCTGTCGAACAGCTTGCGGTAATACTCAGCCGCGTTGAGGTTCTGCAACTCGAGGTACGCCAGATGCGCGGCCATGTAGGGCACGGCCTCGGTCCAAGGGTCGGGAATGGCTTCCACGTCCTGATCGGTCGTTAGGTCCTGCGGGTAGCAATAGCAGTCGATTTCAAGCTGATATTGTTGGCTCGGCAGGGGATAGCAATAGAGGCTGCCGGACGCGCCCTGGCCGAACTGACTGCACATCGTGGGGACGTAGTAGTACTGGTTCGGGTACTGCCGAATCATCGCTTGGTAGGTCGAAAACGAGTACATCGGCAGGCTGTATCGATAGCCCGAATAGATCAACGACACCGATCGGATGCCGTAAACCGGCCCGATTCCGGGGAAGTTCGACAGCGGGATGTCCGCAAAATTGTAGATTTCCTGGCCGTTGTTCAAAGTCAGGATCGGCGAGGTCGCAGCAACAGCGGTGGCCCCGGTGCCGGTCGGGTCAGTGATCGTGATGTACGGTTGAAAATACCCGCTGCCGCCAAACGTCACGTCGATGTTGACGATCATGCCGTCTTCCACCGTGGCTGTGGCGGTGGCCTGGGCTCCAAGCGGGTATAGGGACCGGCCGTCGGGCGCGTCGGGGGCGGTGACCGTCACGGTGGGGTTGGTGTAGCCCGATCCAGGCGCAGTCACGGTGATGGTTTCTACGCCGCCGGAGATCGGCGGTAGGATGCGCAAGCACTGCGACCGCATCGCGACTTCACGCCGCGCCCGGTTGATATAGTTGATCAGGGTGAACGGCGCGATCAGCTCTTGCCGCGTGTCGCTGATCATCTGCTGGACGGTCTTCATGTAGCTGAACAGCGTTTGTGTCACCGGCCACCCCCCTGCTGCTGCGGTTGTACACCAAGCTGATTGGCTCGAACAGGATTACCGCTTTGCGGATACTGGCCAGGGTTGACCGACCCGTTCGAGATCTGCCGCGCTCGGGACGAGAATAGCTGGTACTGCTGCCACATGCGGTCGGCGTCCGCCGCGCGCTGGGCCGACAGGTACGCGAGATACGCCGCGTAATACGGCACCGAGTCCGTGTAAGGATACGGGATGGCTTCGGGGTCCGTGTCGGTCGAGAGGGCGGCGGGGTAGCAGACGCAGTCGACGTTCATGACGTAGTTCTGGTCGGGCGTCGGGTTGAAATACAACGTGCCGTTCACGCCCTGGCCGAACTGCGAATACACCGTCGGCTGGGCCAGGACGGGGACCGGGTTGTTGAGGTAGTAGAGTTGGAAGTACGGGAACGGCCGGGGCTCCATCCACACCTGGCCGTTGCCGATGTTCAGCGTGGCCCCACGGACGTTGAACACGCCGGCGGCGCCCGTCGGCAGGCCAGTGATCGACGAGAACCCGTAGACCCCTGTGCCGGCCGTCATTTGCAGCGTGGAATACGCGCGGATGCACTCGGTTTCGCCGGCCAACTGGCCGCGCGCGACATTGATGTAGCTCGTCAGGTCCGAGGTCGAGTAAAGCTGCGTCGACGCCCCGGGGTTTTGTAGGAGCTGTTGGGTGCGTGTCAGGTAGAGCGTAAGCATCACGGCTTCCTATAACGAAAAAGGGGGCGGGGTTTAACCCCCACCCCCTCTCGACGCGCGGCTGGATGCAGAGCTTTAGAGCGGCTGCATATATACGGTAAGCGGGGTGCTGCTCGCCGCCACCCAGTAGGCGGTCGTCACCGCGGCAGCGGTGCCGCTGGAACCCGAACCACCGGTGATGGTCAGGGTCGGGGCGGTGGCGCCGCTCGACGCGCCGGTGTTGGTGCAAAGGACCGCAGTCACAGTGCCCGAACCGGTCAGGGTCGGAGTGATGGAGGCGTTCACGATCGAGCCGTAGTTCGGATCGTACGGGTTCGGCAGAACCTGCACGGCCGGAACCGAGGTGTAGCCGGCGCCGGCGTTCACCACGGTGTAGCCGGTCACAATGCCGCCGCTGATGGTCGCGGTAGCAGTGGCCTGGACGCCCGGGCTCGGCGGAGCCGCGATCAGCACGATCGGGGGCAGAGTGTAGCCCGAGCCGCCGCCGCCGGACGGCAGCGCCAGCGCGATGGCGCCGCCGATAACGGCAGTCCAGATCGAGCTGTTGTTCGAGACCACGGTGGTGGTGGCGGCCGTGTAGCCGGTACCCGCGGTGGTTACAGCGGCGCCGGTGGCGATGCCGTTCGGGTTGACCACGCGGAGGTTCTGGCCGTCGCTGTGGACGTAGCCTTCGGAGACCGAGACTTCGCCGGTGGCGTAAGTCGAGCCGCCGGCAAACAGCCACTGGCCGGTTACCGGATCGAGCCACTGCATCGGCGCGCCGGCGACCATCCAATCGCCCGGCGGGACCGGCAGGCATTCACCGTTGCCGAGCACGAAGACGTTGGTGGCGGCCTGCGGGGCCGCGCCGATCAGAGAGACCGGGTAGAGGGACTGGGGATACGGAAGACCGATGCCCGGCCCGCCAAGACGGTTTTGTGCCATGTTCGGTTCTCCTTAGAAGGCGGCCCCGCCGATGCCCGTGATCACGGCATTGGCGGACGGCTTGGCGGTGATGATGTTGTAGCCCAGGATCGTCACGCCCTGCTGGCCGATCTGGCCCAACGGAACGAGCGAGTAGAACCCGGAGAAGTCGAACGCGGCGTCTTCGCTCATGTAGAACGAGGTGTACTTCGTGTTGACGAAGTAGGCCGAACCCTTTGGGCAGAAATGGTCGGCGAAGATGGGGACGCCGGCGATGTTCACGTTCGGGAAGGACGACCGGATCGAGGTGTTCATGCCCGAGTAGGTAGCGTTCGGGTTCACGAAGACCTGCTCGACGCCCACGAACGAGTTGTTCAGGGTGGCAAAGTCGCCCGGGTTCATCACGCCGAAGGTCGGGGCTTCGCCGCCGGCCGCGTCGGTGATCTGGAGCAACTGCTGGGACATGGTCTGACGGGTGTAGCCCGCGGTACCCGGCAAGCCGGTCCCGGTGGCAGCCACGTAGGCCTGGCCCTTCCAAGTGGCGTTGCCGGCGGACAGACGGTTGATGCCGCCGTAGCTCGGGTAGTTCAGGCCGTTGTCGAACCCGTCCGCAAAGCCGTTCGGCTGCAAGGAGTTGGTCGAACCGCCGAACATCAACGGCGCCAGGTTCTGGACGCTCGTCGCGTACACGTCGTTCATACGGGCCTTGAGCAGCGAAATCTCGCGGTCGGTGGCCTGGATGACGCTTTCGCCGAACGGCAGGGGGACCGGGACCACCCAGTAGCAGGTGTTCCACTGCGCGTCCTGCACACCGGGGGTGATGTTCGGCTGGTTAAACCCGCCGCCGTACCCGGTGAACTGGCCCTGCACCATGCTCTGGCCCTGGACCGGGATGGTGATCTGGCTCAAGCCGCCCGCGACCTTCTGGGCGTTGCCCATGAGGTAGAAGAACGTCGGGGTGGCGAAGTACATCTGAACGAACAGACGGGGAACAAACGCGCGCCGAGTCGTGGCTGCGAGTTCGTTATAAAGACCGCCGGTCGGTACTGCACCAGTGCCGGGAATAGGCATATCCGTAACTCCTTTCTATTACCGGCCGCGTACTTGGCGCAGGGTATCGTTGACGAGGGAATCGAGCGCCATCGGGTCATCCGGATTGGCGAACAGCTTTTGCATGTGTTCGGAGGTCCGGTCGTCTGCGCTGAACAGATCGAAGCGGTTGCTGCCGGTGCTGCGGACGGGTTCCGCCGGCGGGTGCATGCGTTCGAAGGCAGCAGCGGCCACTTCGTGGTCGGCTACGCCCTTCTCTTCCATGAACTTTTCGACCTCTGCGAGGCCCTCGTCGGTGTACCCACTCGCGCGCAGTTTCGAGCGGCCCTTTTCCCAGGTGCCCTGAAGCTGCGCCATCTTCTCGCGCTGTTCGCGCTTGTTTTCGGCTTCCTCGAGCTTCGCTGACATCGCTTCAAAGCGTTTGGTCAGATCGCTGACTTCGCCGCGCACGGCTTCGGTCGCGTCCAGTTCGGGGATGAGGGCGTCGGGATCCAACACCTTCTTGGCCTCAAGGACCATGCGGCGGGTTTTGGGGTTCGCCAGGAGCCGGTTAAGCTCGTTGGTCACCTTCTGGTGAGCTTCGAGCTGGGCCTGGTCGATTTCCACGAGGGCCATCGGTTAGCCCTTGTTCGGGATATGGGAGATCGACATGTCGGTGCTCTTCTGCGCGTTGGGCAGATGGCTCTTACGACCGCCGATATCGATTTGGTCCATCGGGACGCGCACGATCATCGAATCGTTGCCCTTGGGGATGGACTTGGTGTTGTCTTGAAAGATGTTGACCATGGTGATCTACCTTATGCCGCTGGAGGTGCTGGGGGCGCCGGGGGCGCGCCGCCACCGGCAGGAGCTTGTGGGCCCGCCTGCATCGCGCGCATTGCGGCGACCTGCGGTGCATTCTGCTGCTGCTGCGACAAAAGCCGCTGCATCGTACTGGTTTGAACCCCGGGGGGAACGGAGCCGGGCGGGACGTGCTTGGCGAGCGAGTTTAACGCCTTGAGCACGGCCTGACCCGGCTCAGACCCAACCCCTAAAAGGGGAACGGTCTCTTCCATTAGCCGGACGACCACCGCCAACCGTGAAAGTCCTGCAGCTTCCTGGCCCCGATTGGGGACAGGCTGGCTTACCGGGGAGGAGCCAAAAGGCGGCTGACCCGGTGCCCCACCACCAACACCCGGAGGTGCCGGCGGTGCGCCTGCGCCACCCGGAGGCGGCGCAGCTGGATTCATAGCGGGGGGTGGCATGTCCGGCATTGGATTACTTGCGACCCTTGCGGTGAGACTTGCGAGCCATGACTGCCTCCTGAGTTTGAGTTGAACGCCCGAGGGGGCTCCTCTCCCAACAACCGCCACCCGGCGTCCGTGAAGACGAAGGAAGGCAACTGCCTCGGGTATTTACACGTTTACGAAAGCCGACGTTGACCGCGAAACAAGCGTGATGTAACGTCCGTATCACCCGGTAATTTAAGGATCGACAGTGTCGGATTGGATGACCACGAAGCAGGTAGCGCCGATCTGCGGGGTGTCTCGTCTGTGGCTTTTCAGGCACCGGAACGACGGCGTGGGGCCGCCTTACCACCGCCGGGGTCGTAAGGTCCTCTATCGACGCGATGAAATTGAGGCCTGGCTTAACGCCCAACGTGTAGGGGCGGCGCGGTAGGGTCTGGTTGCGGGAGCAGGATTCGAACCTGCGGCCTTCTGGTTATGAGCCAGATGAGCTACCGGGCTGCTCTACCCCGCGCCATTCCTTTGGTGAACACGGTAGGATTTGAACCTACGGCCCGCTGATTAAGAGTCAGCCGCTCTACCACTGAGCTACGCGTTCTTCCTCGCGGTCTTACTTCTTTCCGTGCCCTTTGGTCAAGATCTCGGGATGTTCGGATATGAGTTTTTGCTTGGCGTCTTGCATCTGCTTGTAGCGCTGTTTCAGCAGGTCTTTCTGCGGGAACGGCAGCAATTCGATCGCGCTGTCGCCGCCCAGGAACCCAGCCTTGAGGCCGAACCCGATCAGGTCCTTGTGGTCTTCGGCGAAGATCGGGCTGGTGGAGTGGCTGTCAACGGTCACACGGCGGTCTTCCGGCAGGTCATACAGCAGGAACTGCGACACGGGACCCGTGGTCGGGTCGGTCGAGTACATCTTGCCGTCCTTCTGCTGGAGCAGGCTCAGGGTCTTGTCCGCGGCGGCGGCGCACTGCCGTTCGAGAAGCAGCGCGCGGTCCCGCATGCGGGGCGATGCCATCCGCGTGAGCGTCTCGGCATGCACACCCGCGCGAACGCCGGCTTCGCCCTGGCCGGACATGATGTTGTTGAACCCGGCGACCTCTTCCATCGACTTGTGGATAAGCTCGATGAACTGGAACATCTGTCCAGGCATCTGCGGCGTGAGGTCGGTCACGCTGCCGCCGGCGCCCAAGTCCACAAACCCGGCGGTTCGGAACTCGGCGTATTTCTCGTCGTTGATGCCTTCGCCGCCGCTGAACGCCAGCAGCTTGTCTACCTGGAGGCCCATCATGCGCTTCGCGTCGTCGTAGAGGGTCGACAGCAAGGCCTGAGGCTCTGCCAGGTCGATGATCTCCGACTTGCCCCAAACCAGTCCAGGCACACGGTTCGCCTGGATGAGCGAGAACGGCTGAGTTTCGGGGGCGAAGAAGTTCTCCCGCTTGAAGTACGGGCTGACGATGATGTCCGGCTCGATCAGCAGGACCGTGGTGTAATCCTGGCGGTCGTCGTCCTTGATGTACAGCTCGTGGAACTGCACGAGGTCGATCATGAGTTCCGGCGGCACGACGCCGTTGGGCACGTCGCCGGACAACTGGACCACGCCGCCGGGCTGCTGGCGCTGCGTTTCAAGGTCGGTGTTCAGGATCGAGGTCGACAGCACGTTATGGAAGAAGCTGTTGTCGACGGCGTCGGCGCTCTCCCGGTTCGAATGGGACTTGATGCGTCGGTACATACTCTCGGCGTCGGGCAGGTGGCTGATGCGCCGCCAGACTTCTTCGAGGGTCATCAGGCCGCTTTCGCACACCGCCTCTTGGTCGTCGAGGTTGTTCATGTCTTCGCGGTACACGCCGAACTGCCAGGGCATGACCAGCTTGGCTTCGAGCCCGGCGTTGCCCCACATCTGTTTCAGGATTGCCGCACCGTAGCGCAGCGAGATGTCCACGCCCTCGGCGAACATCACGTCGATGTCCTTGCGTTCCCATTCCCGCGTTAGGACCCGGGCCGTGATCTCGCCCTGCGCCAGGACAGACCGGTCGTAGTGGCTTTCGAAGTCCAGCACGAAGCGCAGATCCACCGGGCTGAAAAGGTGAGACGCCGAGCGGTCGATGTGCGCGTTGAGCGTGTTCATGATCGACCGCGACCCGTTGGGCCGTCCGGTGTCGATCAACAGGCTCTGGGCACGGGAAAGCGCGGCGCGTGACGAGGCGGACGCCCGGCAAGCGTCTTTGACCATAATGACCTTGCGCAGGAGGTCAGCCTTCGATTTCGGCAAGATCACGTTGCTTGACCTTTGACACGCAGCGGGTTAAGTCAGGGCGTTTCCTCTGTCTAATACCCTTGACCCCCGGTTGGTAATACCCCGACCGGGGGTTCTTTTTCAATGGGTTTGGTCACGGCTTGGGGAAGTGCTGCCCCATGTTCCCATTCCGCGCCACCTGGGACGCCGTCATGTTGTGGTTTTTCACGACGCCCTGAAGCGCCTGGACGCCGCCGCCGGCGAACGGACCGTTACGGGTCGCCTTCGCGAAGTCCGCCCCGGCTCGCGAGTCCACTAGGCCCGTCGTGCCACGCGTCTGCGCCATCACCCGCGTGACCTCGTTGTTGACGACCACGCTGCTGGTCTCGCCGGCCCGGGCGTCGTCTCGCATGTTCGTGATCTTCATCGCGCCCATCTCGGACACGTTCTCGCCCAGGGCCTCGGCGGCCATCTCAGCGCGGTTCTGCGCGGCCTGCTCCATGCCCCGGTAGACGTTGTCCGCCACCTTGCCGATCGACTTGGCTAGGTGCGGTGCGGCCAACTCAGGCTGGGTGTCGCGCATGTCGCCGCCGCACAGGTCGCACACCAAGGGCGGAGGATCGTCGTAGCGGTCGTGCAGATGCTCGAACGTGCCCTGGCAATCAGGGCATTGATATGTGCGGATTACGGGCATGTGTTAACGGCCTCTCCACGCCATGCGGGCTGCATCGAGGGCGGCCGCACGGCGGTCGGCTACCTTGCCCTTGAAGTACTGGTTCAGCTTGTGCTTCGACAGCAGCTGGTATTGATCGCCTGGCGACAGGGCCGCCTTGGACCGTTCGAACTTATACGTCCGGTTTGAACTGATCAGGCCCTTGCGCTCGTGCTGCTCCCAGCAGACGATGGCCATGGCCACAGCCAGCACACGGTCGTCGTGGTCGTTACCCTCGGCCTTGATGCTGTCGCCGTCGCGCGTGACCGACCGCATCTCCTCGATCATGTCGCGCGACCGGATGATCAGGCCCCCGTTGGTCAGGAAGTCACGCAGGCGCTCCATCATCGGCACCTTGTTGACCGACGTCGTCTTCCAGTGGATCGACCCTTGGCCAGGGATCAGCGCGTCCGGCCGCGAGTAAAGGTAGCTCTTGCAGTTCTGGAAGAAGTTCTTCAGGCCCTGCTCTTCCGCCTCTTTCTGCAAATATCCGTTCGTCACGATGCGCTTGAGCATCTGGTACTCGTGCAAGACCGCGGCGCCGGGGCCGTTGATCTCGAGCATCAGGCGGGTGTTGCGGTACCACCCCATCAGGCTTGCCAGGACCCAGGCGAACTGGTGGGGCTGCACGTTCGGGCTGGCAAACTCGGCGACCTGCTCGATCTTATCGGCGAAGCACCGCATGACCTGGGCGCAGCTGCGGTCGTTGTTCTCGTTCGCGCCGTATGCCGGGTCGGCGGCGATGACGTACACGCCGTCGGGCTTGGGCTCTTCCCACACCTTCAACTGGATCTCGCGGCGCGTCCTGGCCGGCTCGATCCCCATGTGGATGAACTCGGTGCCGGTGTAGTACTTCCACGACTTGAACTCGTCGCTGGCGATGTTCTTGTTGATCTCGGTAAGGCGATCGGACGAGAAGAAGTTGCTACCGTCGGTGGTGAACATCTCCTCTTCGACCCACGGGTGCTCACGGCCCTGGTACTCGTCGAACGCCATTTCGGCGTCGTCTTCCCCTTCGTCGTCTTCGCCAAACGCGAACGGGTTCGTCTCCTTGCGGTACCACGCCAGCTGTTCGCGGGTGATCTCCCAGCCGTATCGCTCCTTGACCTCGGCGATCCGCTTGGCTTCCTCCCGGGTGATCGCCGGGGACCCAAACTTCTCGAACTGCAACGTGTTCGCCCGGATCCGATGCGTCGGCACCAGATACCAACCGGTGAAGATCGTCGCCTCTTCGAGGTCGTTGGATACCGCCTTCTTCCACATCTGGTGCCAGTCGGACCCCACGTTGCGGCCGGTCGATTCCCACAGGAACAGCCGGTCGGGGTTCTCAAGCGCCAGGGACTTACGGAACGACGACAGGCCTTCGGGGTTGTTGTAGGTGCCGACCTCGGATGCGTGGACCATCGTGAGGCCCTGGCCACGGCCAAGGGCGCCGCCGCCGGCGGTCTGTTTCACGCCCGCCGACAGGAAGGTCACAGTGCTGCCGTTGGCAAACCGACCGCCGTAACGGTTGGTCTTGAAGGCCGGGAATTTCAGTTTCGCCGGCAAGTTACTGAGGATGAACTCGACCTCGGTCCGGGCCTCTGACATGTGTTGGGCGGTGTCCAGAAGGAAGGCCCCACGTGACCCTTTGTGCATCGCGATCCACATGGCCGAGAAGGGCCGACAGATCGTGGAGATGCCCTGCTGACGGCCTTTCCCCCACTTAAAATCATGGATCCCGCGCTGTAATCCCTCAAAAATTAAGTCCAGGCCGCGCTCCTGGGCGGGGTATAATTGCCCACCCAGCGTGATTACACCGCGCTCTTTCGAGGGAATTACGCAGTAATTAAGGAACTCAAGGAACACATCCTTGTAGGCGGCGGCCTTGTCGTAAGACCACACCTCGCCTGTCTCGGCCATATAGTCCGCGGTATGTACCGCCGGAGCGGGCAGGTTACCGTCCATAGCCTCGGCCTGGCTGCGGGGCGGTCAAGCGCTGCACGGCGACCTCGGTCTGTCCTTGGACGGACGACCAGAACACCGCGGCGTTGGGCGTGGTGGTCACAAAAGCGCCGTCCAGTGGGCTGCCATCTTCCGGTGGGATGATCAGGAAGGCGCCACCGAACTCAGTCGACGCGTTCCGCTCCAGCCGGTCGGCCATAGCCCGGAACAGTTCAGCGGCTTCGTTGGGGGTCATTGGGTCTTCTCCACTGTGTACACCAGGCCCCCGGTTTCCGCGAACCGGTACGTGATGTTTTTCTTCGGCGCGGGTCTTGGTGTTGTATCCCAGCCGTTGAGTTGGGCGACAGTGTATAATTTCGGCTCGATCAGGAACCCAACGCCAAGCGGGCCTTCCCTCAACGGCAGGGAGAACACGTCCGGCTCCAGTTCCAGGGTTTCTTTGGGGACGCAAATCCAATCCGGGCGGTTACCGCCCAGCTCATTCGTCGCCCTCCTGACGAAACGCCTTAGGTCTTCCTCTGAATAGATCATCGATCCCTCGCGTTCCACATGGAGCAACAGGAACGTCGCGTCGTAAGCCTCAAGGTCGGCGCGGGCCCGGGGGTTCATACCCTGAACTCCGATAGCAGACGTTGGAACGCCATGTCTTGGCGGTACATGTCCAAGTAGATCCTGGGTATGACCGCCTCACGCGTAGTCTGCGTCAACATCGCGTATAATTCCGGCGGGGCCCGCATAATTAGCGGGGTTTTTACGGGCATCAAGAGGCCCGCGGTTTTGATCACAGCGGGAGCTGCGAATGCCGCTGTCAGGCCCGTGAGGAACCCCCGGCGACGTAGGGTCATCCGCCGTACTCGTGGTCGAATTTACCGCGGATGTGCTTGTGCAGAGCTTGGCCGATCGACGGGGCGTTCGTCACGCGTTCAGCCACATCGGGCGGAACACCGCCATAAATAGCGGTTTTGCCGGAATTATAGGTCACATGCAGCGCCTTGGCGTCTGCGTCGTAACCCACTGAATTTATGTGGCTGCTGAAGACTTTGGTCATGGTGGGGGGCATTGGTGAGGAGCCTTTGCTGGTGGTCCATAATCACAGAGAAAACGTCCGGGGTCAAGCGTAACAGTGAGAATCGTTTATTTTTATGGGGGGCGCGGGGGTGTGTGTCCCAAGAATCATGGACTCCGCGTCCCGATGCGTTTCCGGATCGTTCCGGATCGGCATCGATCGGACCCGGAATGATCGTCGATCGATCCGAACCGGACGCGTTATAATGAGCACCGCATATGATAGGCGCCGCATATGGTATGCTAGGCTGATGATCGGCATCGCATATGATCGCCAGGTAGCGATGGACGATCGAGGCGATGGACGCGATGGACGATCGAGGCGATGGACGCGATGGACGATCGAGGCGATGGACGCGGATGGATCGCCAGGTAGCGATGGAGAGCTATAATTATGAGTGGAATTATGGATGCGAATGGGGCGACTGGATCGCCTGGATCGGCCGAGGCGTTGCGTGCCCAGAGGCGCGCCAAGCGGCTGGCACGGCGGAGAGCTATCCCGACAGCCTTAACGTATGACGAGAGCGCCGACGGCGCTGGCCTGTGGTCCGCGGCGATTGGGTGCCTCTGGCCGTGGCGCCTGGGCGAGTATCCAGGATATGGCGTGGCTGCTGCTGCAGCCCTCGGGCTCAAACGTGACACTATATACCGGTGGCTCAAGAAAGGATCAGACGGATTGTCCGCCCCCGCAGCCCGACGCATGTCTGCCCTGCTTAAATCGCGGGCCTCCACGGCGATGCACCTCGCCGCAGAGCTAGACAGATATGCCGACGATCGAGACGCAACCGCAACGAAAAATGCTAGGTATAATCTGCGGATCATGCGAATAGAGGAGCGCGATGGGTGGCGATCTAGACCGCGGAAAATAAAGAGTTGACAGTGTTATTTTTGTATGGTCCTATGATCCCACGAACAACGGAACAGAGGACAACACGCCATGGCGCACCTGACCGAGGCCACCGCAACGGACTACGCGCAATCCATGCTCTCTAGCTGGGGCTATGATGGCCACACAACCGGCCCGGCCCGGTGGCATGACGAGGACGGAGTGACTGTAGTTCTGGTGCCAGTCATGAGCCCGTATGGCGCTGCGTTTGGTGATTATTGCGTATGGCTCGGCGAAGATGGCCAGCTGTACGGCGACCTCTAAAACAACGGAACAGAGGACATTAACAATGATCACTTTCTCTTCGCGCCGGGCACGGCATCGCGTGGGCGTTGTCTACATCGCGCTGCTCGACGGCGTCGAGGTTATGTCCAATCAACATTTGCCGGATCTTGTAGGTTGGGCGAAAGCTGTAGCCGCGACAGGATACGTGATGCGTTTGCCTCCGGCAGTGACTATCCCGGCTGGATGCGCTGTTAAATTGCCTACTGGCTTCTGACAACAGACAGGGGGGCTTCGGCCCCCCTACCATCGAATGGAACACGACATGGCCAATCTGCTCTACTTCCGCGGTGCAACCCAATTGACCGCCATCAGGCACGACGGTCATTGGTCCTCTGCAGCGCGACACTTTTCCGGCATTGACAACAACGGCAACCGCGTCACTGCCGAACGCGTTATCGAACGCAAAGCCGGCGCCTCGAATCATAAATGCGACGCTCGGTGCCTCAACGCGACAGGCAAAATTATGAAGTGTGAATGTTCGTGTGGTGGGAGGAACCACGGGCGCGGGTATTTTGCCTGCGAACCTTCCGCTTAATCAACCGGGGGGCTTCGGCCCCCCACAACATAGGGGATTATCCCGTGTCAAAACCAACAGGCTACCTCGTATACAACGGGCCGAGCATGCTAGACGGCAGCCCGATCGTCGCAATCGTCACAACATCCAGCCGCAACTCCAAAACAGGCGCGATGGCGCAGCTCTGGATCATGCGCAGTGACGTTGACCCTGTCACAGCATCGCGAATTGGCGCGGATGAGTCGGTATGTGGCACATGTCCACACCGCGGTAATCCGACGGATCTAGATCATGGCCAGGCTGCACAACGTCCTTGCTACGTTGTGCTCGCACAAGCCCCGCTCGGTATTTATAAAGCATTCAAGCGAGGCATTTATCCCATGGCTCGGACGGTCGACGCGATTGCGGCTGTCGGCGCCGGCCGGATGGTCCGCGTTGGAGCATACGGCGACGGCGCTGCTTTGCCTGCGTGGATCACATCAGCGCTGATCCGTGACGCGGCTGGCCACACTGCATACAGCCACCAAGCCGGCCGGCCCGGCGCTCGGTTTGAGCCTGAGCGATATATGGCGTCCGTCGAGAGCAAACAGGCGGCCGAGGAGGCATGGGCTAAAGGCTGGCGCACTTTCCGCATTGTCGCGAATGCTGCCGATATTGTGCAGGGACATGAGATTGAATGCCCTGCAATCCGCGGTGTCCAATGCCTCGATTGCGGGCTCTGCGGTGGCAGCCAGGTCAAAGCCAAATCCATCGCAATCGTCAAACATGGCAATGGCGCCAAATACCTAGGAGTTGCGTAACGTGAACATCATCCAGGCCACGCAACGCAGCGCTCGCGCTGTTGCGGCCGCAAGCCGGGCCGCGCATGCACTGCGTGACGCAACGCAGTCGGGCGATACCGACGCAATCGCCAAGGCGCGGCGGGCGTTAGACCGCGCCAAGGCGCGACAGGCGGCCGCATATGCTGCAACGCGTTTTCCATGGGAGGTGTAACATGATCAAGCTCACAAACGATAACGTCAATCTGGTGCAGGATATGCTGAACCGCGCTAATGGTCGCGCAACAACACATTGCTACACGATCGCAGCGCAGATTTACGATCTAGCCGAGGCCGCTGAAGCTCAGCTCGGCAATCTCGGCATTGCTAAAACGCGACGCGCCGGAGCCTCCTACGCAGCGACAAGCGGCAGCGCGCTGCCGAGCTCTTATAAATATTCCGCCAAGGCAACATGGGTGAAACTGCACCGCCGCGCAAGCGGCTGGTATCTAGCGGATTGTAGCGCCACTGAAATCAGGCCCGGCTCCCCGCCCAGCCGATGGTTGACACTGACCACGGACCAGGACGCCACGGCGGTTAAATTGTTCAGGGAGGCGTATCATGTGGCGCGATAGGGCGGCCGCAATCGGCATGGCGGCAATCCACGTGTTTGCTGCGGTCGCGTTAATCACGGCAATCGCGGCAATCGCGGCGGGATGATCGCACGGGGAGCCCTGGGGAGCCCTGGGGAGCCCTGCGGCCCCCTGGGG